CGTGACAAACAAGTGCTCCAAGTCTTCCCAAGTTTCTACCAGTACCTTCTTCAACACCTACGACCTCCAAGTCTACAGTTAATGTTGGCTTCCATTTCATCCAGTCAGTACTACGCTTACAGATATAGGGAGCTCCTAGTTCTTTAATCATAATGCCTTCGAACCCTGCATTCACATTGTCTTTGGCATAACGTTCAAGTTGATCCTTACCTGCGGCTGTATCTAAGTCAACCATGATGTGTGGTAGTAGTTCAACGTTAGGCATAGTGTCAACCACGTGCCGAATATGTTCAAGTATAGCTATACGTTTATATAGTTGAGCATTCCAATGTCCTTCACGGAAATCACTTAATGGAATAATATCAAAAATATTAAACACACTGTCATCCGCTTGTACATCAGTCTTACGGCGTGCTTGTCGCATAAGTTCTTGGAATGTATTACCAATCACTTCACCATCTAATACAAATCCGTTAATCAATGCGTTCTGATGTCCTCTAGCAATCTTAACAAAGTTGTCGCTAATCTGTTTTTCAATGTGACCAAAGTTATCAAACACTTTGCCATTACGGCTGTAGCAAACTGTAGTTACACCTTCGCTTGCACCCGGGATAACCATCATCAATACACGCACGCCATCAAGCTTAGGCTCTAAACGTTTAGTGCCCTTCATCTCAGGACGACCTTCGCTATTAGTTGCTAGTTGACAACCGAATACAGGAATCTCGTATTCTGTTTTCTTACAGATTTTATTGATTGTCTTTTCGCTAACACCTGCACGTAAATCTCTACGAATAACAGGAGCACAGAATATATTCCATTCTTCACTGTCAAATCGTTCGCTCATTCTATCAATAGCATCTAGTGCGGCATTACCTGACAAATCACGGTGTGATAACATAGTCAGTAATGTATTAAAATCACTCCAAGGATTTTCAGCATCAATGATACCTACTGTATCAGGAACTTTTCTTACACCGAATGTCACATAAGGATTGTAACAAGCTTTTGTCAAACCCAGAAAAATCTGAGCATTAGTGCTACCTAGGACACTTGCCTCAAGTGCCTGTAAAATGATATCTTCCTTGTGCAGGCGGCTATCTGATTCATTTAGTTTATTAATCCAACTTGCTGACATATATTATCCTGAGAATGGCCACGCAGTTGTTGCTACAAAAGGTGGACGGGGTTTAAGTTCTACTGTTTCAATACTCTCATTATACACGTCCTCGTCAATTTTGTCAACAGTAAACGGACCCAAAATAGTGATAGTATCTCCTTCTACTTCCCAATTACTATAATCATATAACCAGGCCGCACCACTACGCTCATACTCATCATTTGGGTCACCGTTTGCCCAAAGTTCTTCAATTTGTTCTTTTTCTTCTTCGGTGAATGATTCATCAAACTCAAAGTCTACCGCACAAAGGTCCTCAAGTTCACAACCCCAACCAATACTAGGATCTACGTTATGTTCACTATCATCGCTAAAAGGTAGTTCACTCTCATCTTCAACAAAGCCTTGACCCCAGCGATATGTTTCGGTAACACTCCATCTACGGTTATTATCTTTATCTACAGCATCATATAATGCTTCAATAGATTTTTTATGTAATGGTTTAATTCTGTACAATATCTTCATTGTAATCTCCTTGTAAAAGCATATCAATATGTGCGGTTAAATTATCTACATCCAAACCATGTGCTAGATAACCTTCATATAAACACTTATCATAACTCACACTTGGTGCAATTTCTGGTCCTTTATTATTCATAATATAAGCCATAGCAATAGTGTTATCTTCTAAAACTACATCAATCTTATTATAATAATAAGGATAACCTTCTAATTTATCTAATGCTTTTTCACATTCAGGTGTAATCTCCCACAAAACACCTTCCATTGCACTACCGGGAACAAGGTCAATATCCGCGTGGTGTCTAAACTTTAACTCAAAGTTAGGCAATATACAACGGCCGAGACTAACCGCGTTTGGGCAACGATTAGTCATCTCGGCAACATTTGTGTTCATACCATATGCAAAATAATATCTGTTCATTACCAACTACTGTTATAAAATACTTTTAATCCTAAGAACACTTCTGCCTTAGCGTTGTTTACAAACTCAAGGTCTTGTTCATAGTAATGATTGTCTGCAGGCTTACCAAAGAAGAAACCTTCTGTATTAGGAAGTTGACCGTGCCGAATAGCACGTTCAAGTTCATCCAAATCATCCCAAGTTAGTTCTAACTCAATACCATTAAAGGTTTGATCGGGGTGTTGCAGTCCCGGCTCATTCTTTTTGCGCCACAGTTCTTCCATCCAACCATGCAAGTTAGGATGCTTACGCCAATAAGCAATCTCATATGGCTTAGTAACTGTCTTACTCACAAACTCACTACTGGTTGCATCAAACTCTGCGGTTTCGTAGAAGTCATTGTATTGCCCTTTCTTGCCGGCAACATAAGCATACATATCTAGTCCCATAATATCCTCCACCTTTTTACGTTTATATTTCACTTGGCTTGTTCAATGGTCACTTCTTTAACCTTGTCTATACTTTTATCAGCCATCTTAGCGATACCGCTAAAGCCAACTGTTGAGACAACGATACCAAGAATAAAGCCTACTAATAAATTTGTCATTTAAATCTCCGGAAAGTTATACAATTGCCAATCTTCGGCATACTCTTTTTCTAAACACTGTGCCGCATCAGTGTAACCATGATTGACTAATGTTTGTTTACACTCGTCAATAACCAGTGAAAAGAATGTATGATAAGCCTTATCGGCATTTTCTGCACCTAACCATTTAGGCCAGGGCTCACCTTTAAAGTCAACATACAATCCTGCTTCACTTGAAAGCTTTTTAAAAACTTCATTCATACTCAAACTCCGAACCGTTGTTTAAGTTGTCCTACGCAATCTCTACGGAACGCATCTTCAATCTGATTACGATAGTCATCATATCCAGGTGATAATGTTTCCACAACGTTGATACACTCTTTTGCAATCAGTAACGCAAACGTTTCCGGATCAAAGTCATATGTGTAAGTGGATTTGTTACCACTATCATCAACTTCAATATAGCCGCCTGCCTGTTTGAAAAGTAGTTCTATTGACATATTCATACAATCACCTTTACACGATTAAGTTGGGTACTGTTATCTCTATAACCTTTAACAGTACCATAAATGTCATACATCTTGCCAACTTCCAATTCACTCTTGTAAGCAAAGAATACAACTTGGTCATCACTAGTGATACCAGTAATAAAATTTACATTGTAAGTTTGCGAGAATGCCGATCTCAATACTTCAACACTCGTTGATACTTTATTACCAACAGCACCAATAAAGCCACCAGTAGAAAAGTTAACACGCTGGTCTACTGTTTGACGTTTTACACCACGCTCATAGCAACTTGGCAAACTAGCAATCACTGCCAAATCATATGTACCGGTGATAACATCACGATTGGCAATCAACATAGCATTGTTATCAAACTCACTTAGTTGTTTACCTTGAAGGATTTTGAAAGTGAACGCTTGATAAAAAGCACGAACTTTTTTACCTTCTTCCCTAGACTCATCGGTAATCAATGTAGTATCAACCAACAAACTTTCAACAATCTGACGATTGGATAGTTTGTTCTGGCTCTTGTCGTCCTCGGTCAATACACTCAGTTTAACATACGCACCATTAGTGCGTTGTGCCTGACAAGCCGCGGCCCACACATCATCGACATTAAGATTCAACACAACTTTTTTAGTGTTGGTTCTTGCACGATATGGAGTAACATCATCCTCGTGACCCATACGTTGGATCTGACGATTAGTCATATTTGATACGTTAGCAAATCCGTACATTGTTATCTCCTTAAACCAATTCGTAAATGTATTGTGCTACAGTTGGGTCCAATTTAATTAATTCTTTTGCCGCGGCAGTTAACTGCTTATAACGTGCCTGAACCTGACTACGGGGCAACTCACCATCACAAGTCAAATTTTCAGGACTCAAGTCACTATCAATGCTTTCGGCAATACGTTTACGGTCACTTGCATTTTGCAAGCTAAGTTCTTTGTTACCAAAGATTTTAGCAAAAGAGTTTTTACGATCCAGATACTGTGTTAATGCTGACATTTTGTTTCCTTTATTTAACTGTCTAAGATTCTATTATATACCCAAATTGATTTATTGTCAAATTTTTACATTGACCAGTACGACTCGCTTGCAGGGTTACACGACCAGGGAGTATCACGGTCAATTTGAATATCCTTACCAGTCAACAGGTTCTTGACTGTGACCATAGTAGGGTGAAACTCGATACGAAAACCTTTGCTTACGGGGTAAAGTTCGTATTGGAGTTCTCGGACTTCACGCTTCATTTCGGCTTCATCACGGTTACGCCAAACTGTAGTACTCACAGCCCGCTCACTTGTCTTTGTACGTTTGTCTGCTTTGTAAATGTACACAGTGAAGTCTTGCTTAGTCATTTCAATGTCCTTTATTTAACTGTCTAAGATTCTATTATATACCCAAATTGATTTATTGTCAAATTTTGGAGTATTCTGGAACCGTTGACTCACGTGCGGCCAAGATAATATCGCGGACACGTTCACGGTCTATACTGTCCCCATAGAATTCTGTACCCTCAGGGAGACGGATTTTATAGAGTTGGGTAGCTAAACTAATTTGAGTACTAGTAAAGCCCTCTGGATAGACTCCATTTGGACCATAGAAATCAAGCATATATTGTGTGAAATTCATACTAAATCCTTTGACTGAATAAGACTCTATTATATACCCAAATCCATTTATTGTCAAATTTCGGCACTGTCAATTTGTTCTTGGTAAAACGCCCTAGCGTCGGTTTCATTGTCAAATGTTTCTATCACATTCATACCACCGAGTGGATGTGGGAACCAAACAAGCCATTGACCTTCGTCATCTTGGGTACAATAAAGTTCTACTTTTTCGGTCATAATTAACTCCGTTATCTAACTGTCTAAAATAGTATTATATACCCAAAACGATTTATTGTCAAATTTTACGATTCTTCAAATAGTTCCGTATCTAATGCAACCGTAGTCAAGTCGTTAATACGTTCCTGCATTTTACCAAACATAACTGTATCACGTTCAATCAGTATACAATTTCTGTTTAGTTTATTGCACGATACACCAGTACTACCTGACCCAGCAAATGTATCTAATACCGTATCACCTTCATTGCTTAGTAATTCAATAAAGTATTCTAACACTTCAGTAGGCTTTTGTGTAGGATGAATCTTATTTCTACCTAAACCACCACTGTATGTAATTGTGTTCGGGATAACACATTGAACCAATCCCTCTGTTGTGCGTTTTCTATCAGCCAACATTTTAGTCGCTTCTTTTTTAGCGTCAGCAAAAATTTTATCTAAGTTACTTAGGTCTTTACTGTCTTTAACAGCCTTGTAAACAATGCTACTAATTTTGTCAGCACTTGCATAACGCTCAACAATACCACCTTCAATACTATCTGCATTGAATGTTCGTTTACCACCAGGCTTGATGCCAAACAATACATACTCACACGCACTTACAGGATTGACCTGACGATTGAATGGAACTGCGGCTGGCTTCTTCCAAGTGAATACACGTTTAGGTTCAAAGCCTGCATTCTCCATAATCTTCCATAGATATGAAACATACTGGTCACTGATGAAAACTGCGAATGTACCGCCCTTACGCAACTTACTAAACCAAAACTTAGCCCAACTGTCCATTTGATTTAGAAACTCTGTATGTTCTACACTATCCCAATCTTGCTCAAATGATTCTGAGAATTTCTGATTGTGGATAGTTGTTTTGTTCTTACCAGTTTCTTTATCAATCCAGACTGGTTGAGCACCATCTTCGCTGATATTATAGGGCGGGTCAGTAAGCAATAAGTCAATAGACGAATTAGCTATGTCATCACCGGCGAGTGTGCAATCTTTGTTTATACAGGTAATCATACACGTATGATAACACAAGAACTATTATATGTCAATATACAATCATAAATCCGGGTAAATTATTGCCCGGTTTGTGACTTGGTGCGTGATATTGGAACTTGAATTTCAAGTCAGTAAATGGTTTCGCACTGGCAACAACTTCTCCGCTATCTGTAATATCCAAACGACCTAACCAAGCGGGACTTTGGTTAACAATATTGGTCATCATTTTTGCATATTCCTCTGCATCAGGACCACGTTCAACCGCATTAAGTGTACCGACACCCATAACATAAGTTAAGATATCAGTTGCGGCTTTTGCAGGATTGTTTCTAAAGCTAGGATATCCTGCTTCTTTTTCTGTGGGTTTTTCTTTGCCCTTACTTGTGCCCATATAGTAATTACCATCTGCGGGTAGTCCTACTGGCTTGCCCCAATCACCGGCAACCATTGCTGGGTAGAACATTTTTAAGAATTGACTATAACCCTGTTCATTTGGCATCTTGGCAAATTTCTGTTTGCTAAGTAATGCTTGTAGTGAAGCATAGTCGGCAAACTCGCCACCTAGTATTTCTGAAATCTTAGTGTATTCTGGAACACTGATATGGTTAGCACCGGCGATAATCTTATCTACGTTTTTGCCACCCGCTTTTGGATGATAGCTTCTGAATAATGAAAACAGTCTTTCTTGTGTTTCATCGTTTTCTATCGTTCCTTCAAAGTTATCCATTAAGTTTTGGATACTTCTAAAGCTTGTTCCACTACCAGTTAAACTCTTTACACTATATTTAAGATCACCGACAAAAACGTCAATTAATGGGAAGTTACCTTCTTTAGGAAACTCAATCTTATCAGATTTGTTAGCCAACTTAATAGGAGCAAGAATCTCACCAAAGTCAACACTTAATTGGTCTCTAGCACGTGAGCTTAGATTTTCATTAGCTTCGGGTGACAATGTAGGTTGTGCACCGGCTGCAACCTGAATCAACTCTAGTAGAATTTGTTGTAGTTCAGGGCGTGTTTTTGTTTTATTAATTACTGCGGCTTGTGTATCTTTAATTAATGAATCTTTGGAGTAAATCTTACCAGCAAGACCCAGTGTAGTCGGGGTGAATTCTTTGATGCTAACAGAAACACCTCCGCCACCGTCATCTTGTTTACCAGACCCCGCGACCACTATTGAGTAGATTACGTCACCGGAATTATAGCTTAGGATGTTGCTTCTATATTTGCTACTTAATCCAAACTGTTTTGGTTCCAGTGGTATAGTATCGTACTTATATTGTTTTAAGTAATTAGTGATGGTTTGTTTGTCAGAACCAAAGATTCGTATATAAGGTAATCCTGATTTAGATTTTACCTCAAAGCGAACGTCCGGCATATCCTGTGCTAAGTTAGCAGCCAGTTGTTTAACCTGCGCACGTGATGCAAATTGTGCGTCAGGCTCAGGTTTTGGGGGTTGCTTGGTATTGGGTGCCACTACTGCAGGTTGAGTAGTTGGAACTGGTTTGGCTTCTAGTATTTCTTTAAATCGCATATTCATATATTTATCTTTCAAATGTTAATAATGAATAGATATTATAACATAAAAAAGCCCCAAATAATTGAGGCTAGAAGCTAAATTTAGTAATGTATTAGCCCAATTTTGACTTCATTATAGAAAGCATAGCAACTTGTCGGTCAATATCTTGTTTTAATTCTATTGCTTTTTGTTCTAATTTTGCAAATTCTATTTGCATAGCACTTACAGATTTCTCCATTGCTTTTGCCATTACAGTTAAATCTGCTTGGCTCATAGTTAATGTTAGCGAATCACTTGTTGTTTCTGACATATTGGTTCCTTTAAAAGTTTATATACTAGTAATTATCTTAGGAACAGGTGACCTATAAATTATTCTACTAATAAGTTTTTTGGAATTTCATTGTACCAATTTTTTACTTCTTCATTGGCAATCTGTTTAAGTTCATCATTGGTATATTTTGTACCCAAATTATTTTGATCTACCCATTTATTATAAACCTCAACACATTCGTCAAAGTTTTTAATTACTTTTTTCTTTTCTGCCATAGTTTGCAATTTAATAGGGATTCCGGTAACTAATGCACCGTTATGTACTAACTGTTGTATGCCTTTATATGCAGAAACATATTTTTCACTATGTTCTATCAAATAATTTTGATCCACTAAGCTCAAATTACTTTTAAGTTTATCCAAAACTAATGCAGTATTGTTACTTGTAGTAATATCATATTCTAATAATTTAGGATCCATTGAACCAACATCACTAATTAGTTTATGACATTTATTCCAATCACTCCACTCAATGTTGAATATATCATTCCATGATTTCTTTTCTTTGTTGGGAAAGATATCTAAATTCAATATGTATTTTTCAATATCCTTTAAATCTTTTTCATAGTCAAAATAACTTGCTACTCTAAAATGTGTGTCGGACCATTTAAGGTATTCTTTGTAGCTGTATAAATAATTTGTTAATGTTGTTTCATTGATAGTTATACCATTTTTATATATGTTATAAAAAGTATCTATTTTTTCCGCATGTGTATACACGTTTAATTTCTTACTAGCAGTAACAATTCCCCAACTGATAGCGTGTTCAAATAAATTATTTCTACGTGCGGATATTATATAAAAATTATCATTAAGGTAATTATAAAATTGAGTTCTATCTTCGGTGCCATCATTCCTAACATTTAAATGATATAATGCAAGCCTGGCTGTTTTATAGTGGTCAGCTTTTGATAAGTTGTTTACTACTTCTTCCAATGATTGATAGTAACCCCAGTCTTTGCCATTTCTAGGTTTACCTAATATTTCTCTGTTATAAACATCACTGTAATATGATTCTATTCCATTGGTAAGTTCATGCAAATTAATAACTGGTTTGTCATATTCATGTGCATTCATGTAAACAGTTATCAGGCGTTGTAATAGGGTGCTACCTACACGATCGGGGGTTAGTATTAATACATTCATGTAGATATTTATAGCCGTAAAGGAAGGCTCTAAAAAGAGCCCTCACATAAAGAATTACTTCTTACTTGTACCTTGATTTACAAAGCCATACATCTTTTCAGCAGTTTCAAGGATCTTATCTAGACCCGGAAACTCAGGCATATTAACTGTGCTAACAAGTTGACCTGTTTTCTCATCACGTTTTGCGCTCATTTCCCAACCATGAAATTTCATTTGGTATTCGTGTTGAACAGCATCTTTAGCCATAGCCAAGATATCTGTGCGTAGTTCATAGCCGTTTTTGTTAAATTTAACTTCGGGCAATTTTGGTGTAAAGTCTGTCATTTTATTTCCTTAAAAAAGTGTATGTGTGTTAATTGTAGTTTGTTTTGACTGGAATGTCAACGGGTTTTGGTAATGTACCATGATTAACCCACTCCCAATCTTCGTCAGTCATAGGTTGCCATTGATTCATTTTAGTTTACTCGCTTTATAATCTTTGATAGATTGTATTGCTTCAAGGATGCTTAAAAAAATTTGTTTGATTTTGTTCATAGATACCTCTTAGCAGATAATAAATGGTAGTCTCTGGCCATACGCTCTACGTCAGCCGTGTCTTGTGGATTACGACTGGTGATGTATTGTTCTAAGTCAGAACCATATGTTGGTTCTGACTTAGCCACTAGACCAATTAATGGTCCAATAATACCAACCATGGCTAGTGCGCCAATTGTTAATAGAACGCTAACCATGATTACTTAGCCTTCTTAGTATTGAGAGCCGGAACCATTGCTTTATACTGGTCAGCCAATTGTGAATAGAATTCTTTGCTTGTGAAAATCATACCCAAAGCCATCATTGATTGCATTCCTGCATCTGCGGCTGATTTAGTGTATTTTGATTGTGCATCAATGAATGTGTTCATTGCTGTTTTGATGCCTTCGTGTTGAACTGTTTGTTCTACGAATTTCTTTTTAAAGTCTGAAACGCCGTCAATAAAGG